CCGGCTGTCCTCGATGTTGGTTTTCAGGTATTCATATCCCAGCATCCCGAACAGCACCATAAAAAACACAACCACCGCCGTGATGACCAGCGGCACCCCGTCCTTTTTCATCCAGTCCAGAATGGTTTTGATTTTTTTCTCCTGCGTCATGTGGTTACTTCCTTCCATCCGTATACGCCCGGCTCCCAGACATTTCCGTTCGCTGTAGATTCCCATCGTTTCCCCTTGTGTTCCACGACATCACCCAGTTTGTATGCGTCATGCCCGCCTGCCGGTTGTGTCCAGATGGGAATCGAATCAGGCGTAAACCCAATTTTCGTGAACAGCGCCGGAACTTTTTCTGGCTCCCAATTCGCTTGACTGGTGTGCGCCTGGGCAACCCGCCACAGCTGCGTCTCACCGTCAGCGTTTACGCCGTGCTTCACGATATACCCGACGGAATAAGACTTCTGCGGCTCCCACGCGGGATACAGATCCACGATTTGCATAGCCTGAGTTTCGTCCTCCACCGTTTGCGCGAACATCTCGAGCGCGGCGCGGCGCTGTTTTTCCAGAGACGGCCTCTTCAGGAATCCGCGTAAATGCTCAAAAGATATTGTCTCCCCCTGGGCCAAGGTTCTTATGGTTACATTCTGCTTCATTTCACTCACCTCATAATAACACGGACGCCCAATCCGGCAGCGTGAACGGAATCATCGGCTGCAGGTCTCCCGTCTGGTCTACATCGGAATAGGTCACGATGTCTATGCTCTGTACAAACATCGGAAGTACAAGCAAATCGGCCAACGATGGCACATTAAGTCCAGAACCCTCCGCGATAATAAAATACCCTTCGTATGCGTCGTATGCGCCGACTGGAAGCGGCCCGTTAAATGCATCAAATGTTTGGAGTATATTGCTGATAATGTTGGAGTGAATCATTGTCGGTAGCGCAACCTTGTTTATAACCATACTCGATATGACATCGTTGATTTTTCCTATGTCTCCTTCTAGTATCGCTGAAAGAAGCATTATCAAATCAACTGGCATACTCGCATAGAATGCATCCGCAACATTGCAAACAGCCTTTATTCCCTCAATCTGCTGTGGGCTTGGCCCGGCATCAAGCGGAGATTCCGCCTCAAATACATCAGGAATACAGGGATAAAAGACAAACCTCCAATGATTAAGCTCCAAGTAATCCCATTCAATGAGGGCAGGATATACCGGGCAGGATATGCGGTGGATTGTGGAGCCGCCTCCTGGGCCGCCGCCTCCCTGACCTGGGGGGCCCTGAGGGCCTCTGATATTTACCGTAGTTGGGTTTTGCAGCCCTCCGTTATTTGTCCAGGACAGGTCTCCGTTGGATGCGACGGACGGTGTGAAGGTGGAGCCGTTGCTGCCTGTCGCTCCTGTCGCTCCGGTGTCACCCTTTACGCCCTGGTCTCCGGTGTCACCCTTCAGCCCCTGCGGACCGGTATACCCCTGTGCGCCCTGCGGTCCCTGCGCCGGTACACCTGTTTGGATAAAATCTTCGTAGCCCGCATCCCATACGTACCAGTACCCGTTTTCCCCGATATACGGTGAGTGTCCATCTGTTCCCGGTTCACCCTGCGGCCCCTGCGGGCCTGTTCCGCCGCCGCTCGATTCCGGCACCAACAGCTTCCCGTCTGTTCCGGTAATCATGACGTTGCCGGTGTCTGCGGATATCAAGCCGGACGGGTCTACCGCGCCGCCCAACTCGTCCACATCAAAAACCAGCTGGTCGCCCATGTAGACGCGTGTGTAACGCGCGTCTTCTGTGCTGTATGTGAGTTCCATTGCCGCGCTGTAGGCGTATAGGGTTTGCGTTCCAGAGGTTATCGTCTCTCTCTCGATGGAAAACTCCGCCCTCGGGCCATATGCGCCCGCTATCGCGCTCTTCGCATTGGATGCCAAATCATTGATGCTGAATTTGGCAGACAGGAACTCCTCCGGAGATGTCCCGCCCATGAGGGACGTTGTCAGGATCATTTCGAGCGCCCCGCTCTGACAGGTTGCCCTGCAAGGAACCGTGCTGTCCGTGTTGTCCCGTTTGCTGAGATAGGACATCTGCAGCGTGTATATGGTGCTGCTGTCCGGTATTTCGCTCAGGTCAACGCCGTCAAATCGAACGATAATGTAGTAAGAGGTGTAGCCTTGTCCCCTGGGAGGACTTTGTGCCCAGGCATAGGTTTCAGGGTCACTGTCCAGCAGGTTGTCGCCGTCTGTCCACCCGAGCGTAGTCGAGCGCATTGTCGGATAGACGGTGAGCTTGTGCAGGCCGCTGATGATTCGGTATTCCGTTTTCGGGTCTTTCACGGGCAATTCGTCGTAGTCGTCCTGTTCCAGGATGACGATTTCCCGGAGATCGTCCGAGAGGACGGCGTTGGAGGGGAGGCTGCCGGAGCCGTCACCGCCGATTTGTATGTTCCCGACGCCGGTTCCCACAAAAAGCTTGTTCGTGTCTGTGGTGAAAAACGGCTCTCCGAGCTTCAATTCCGGAATGGCGGCTTCCAGACCGCGGTTTACTTTTATGGTATTTGCCATTTCATCACCGCCTTTATACTTGACCGCCGTCGATAATGGAATTTGCGTCCAGATACCCCTGCGCTTTGACGAACGCGGTTGTCGCGAGCTGTTGACTGTTGTCTTCCGTGAGAGGCGTTGGCGCTGTCGGCGTACCTGTGAAGGTCGGACTTGTGAACATGGTAGCCTTGCTCTCGTTTGTGACATTGCCCAGGCCGACGTGAGTGGCGGTAACCGTCACCGCGCCCGTCATGCCGTTTACGCTCAGCACAGCGCCTCCGGGAGACCGCAGCAACACCCAATTGGAGAGCGTTGACGCCGGCGAGGCCTGGAGGATATAGCTCTTATCCTCGTCCGACCTCACGGCCACGTCTCCGGTCTGCGCAGTCAGGGCGAGCATGGCCGTCTCAGACGGAACAACAAAGACTTCCGTGATTGCCAAGGCTGGAATCAGGGATTCTGCAAGCTTCCCGCCTACCAGAAGGCCGCCCACATCTGAAATAGTAATCTGTTCCGCAGCGGTGACAAGGCCCTTCGCGTTGACCGTGAGCTTGGTGTAGGTTCCAGCTGTTACGCCGGAATTTGCAAGCGTCAGAACGATATCGACGCTCTGGGAGCCGTCAAACATCACAGAACCGGTCGCGGCTCCGGAAGTCGATATCTGTCTTGCTGTGGAGAGCTTGTCCGCCTCTGATGCCGGTACGCCGGACGGGTTGATGAGCTTCCGCCCGGAACCGGTTCCGATATAAAACCTTTCTGTGTCTGTTGCGAATAGGGGCTCTCCTTGTTGTCCGACTTGCAAGTTTGTACTTGCGTCCAGGCCGCGCTTAACTTTAATTGTATTTGCCATTATACGACACCTCCGTCAATTGTTATGTCTTCCAGCCCGCTGATTGCGGATGCTGGGTGTTGGTCTGCCATGTCCCTGTTGCGTAGCCGGTTGTGATCTGTTGTTCCGCCGGTACCGCCCTCGATGGGAACGTCCTCCACCTGGTCACCGCGGGCGTTGAAGAATGCAATACCGTACTCGGAGACATCAGCGGAGACGAAGGCCGTTCTCCGAAGCTCGCTGACCTCCATCGCCAGCGACTGTGGGTCACCGTCCACATCAACATCCGGCCCGTCCACAGAATCACCGATTGTCAGAGATACCACATTAGACTTGCCGATATAATCCCCGGTGTCCTTATAGCCTTCCAGCGTCAAGTCCAGGCTGCTCTGCTGTGTAAGCTGGTTCCACAGAGTGACCCGGAGCTTGCCGTCTTTCCCTGGGTACAGCTCCTTCGTGCGAACAACGCCGTCCGGGACGTCCTCTGTCGGCACAGAAAAAGCCACACGGTAGTAGTCTGCGGATTTCTTGAGGTCTTGCGGCGGCTTTATTTCAAGCGTCGCCGCGTTGTGCTCTCCTCTGTATCCGCCGTCCCCGCCAGCCTGAAAACTGCGCAGGTCTAAGGGTTCTTTGCGCATGTTGGGTCACCTCCTATACTTCAACCTTGTTTCGCAATTCTGTGAGTTCATTTTGCAGTTTATCGACTTTTTCGGAAAGCTCCTGCACGGCCTTCCAAAGAATTGAATTCATGGAGTATATGGATATGGCCTCCCCGGAATCTTCAACCACTGCGGACGGACATTCCCGCTCTATGACCAGCCCATATTTCGTTTTTCCTTTTGGCTTTCCTTCCTTGTCTTTATAACGGAATGAGTATATCTTTGAGGCATTTACGACGGCAAGGGCCTCGTCGTCATATGGATAGATGTCCGTCTTTGTTTTTTCTGTAGATGTAGGGATGGTGGCGACTTCCTTTCCATCCCAAAGAAGTCGGCCATCACTTATAAACTCAAGAAGCTTAGTATCGTAGTATGTACCTGTTGATGTTTGGTGCTGGAAAGATAAACTGCCGCCAAACTGTGCTGTATTCGAAAGCATCCTCACACGTAGCATGGTAAATGGAGTAGTATCTGCCGTTTTGATGTCCACCTCTCCAACCGGAATACTTCCCCATGTGGTATATCCCTGCGAAATTACGGCTCTTGTTGACACCCCTGGATAATACCCACGAAGGGTAAGGTTTGTTGCGTTAACGCTTGGTGAGTTCACATTTTCGTTCGCGTTCAGCCCATTTCCGTCTACCCAGGCGCGTTCGCTTTGCGTTCCGCCAGTCTGAAAACTTATTTTTCCTCCATTCAGTGCTGACCAGAAACTGATATTTCCCAGGGTAGATAACAACTCAAAAGTTCCATATGAATCTATCCGCGAAACCGGACTTCCAGAAGAAGGATAGCTAACATAAACTTGCATATTGCCATAGTTATCACTTCCACGAAAGTTGACCCACGGATAGGTACCTCCCGCATTTACTTCTATCCGCCTGTTATTAGGTGCCGCAGTCTGAAAGGTTCCACTCACAGTAGCGTTGGTCAGCTGGGCGCTGTTCATAATAATGGCACCAGTCACCATGTTAAGGCTAAACGTCCCACTCGGCCCTTGCAGAAGTCCCGTGGTAATCAAGTCTGCGGAAAGTTTATATGCCGTCAGGGTGCGGAATACCGCGTTTCCGTCCCGTGTAATGCCGTATTGCCAAACCGTAGTAGTTCCCTGATAATTGTTTGTCCATGCCCATCCACCGGCGTTCTTCCGTTCAACGTATTGCCCGGTGCTTCCGGCCAGTGTAGTCCCCGCATGCCAGTAATATATAGAGCTTCCGTCCGGTTGCGGTACGGCGGTGAAGTATAGCCCAAGGGAATTCGCGACCATTGAATTCAGTTCCAGTGTAGCGGCTTGCATGGCCGTCAATCCGTTGTTTGTTGCGTTGATTGAGTTCCAAAGGTCTGCGTCGTCAAACTCAGCTGCCCGTCTGGCAACGTCTTCCACAGTCATACGCTGCTGGGCCGTCAGCGGCGCCAAGGCCGCATACCCTCCGACCTGCTTTGTCTCTCCCTTTCCGGCAAGCTTCGATCTCCCATTGACGGTGATATTGTGGAAGGATACAATGCTGGTGCGGCTCGTGTTGCTGCTGTCGACGAAAGCAATCATATCCATAGGCCACACGTGGGGCCAGGCATTCGTCTCACAGGAATAGGGTCGGTATGTGAAGTTGTTGAGTTTTGTGCCCAAGGCGTTGACTATAGCCTGCAAATTGCTCTGCGCCAAGAGGTTCCCCTCTATGCTGAATCGGTACCCGGTGGCACCGCTGCTGTAAACCGTCCTGTTCTCATCATTAGCCACGATTTGAACGCCGGATATGGTGATGTTCTGCTCGTGAATGTCAGACACATAGCGGTCAGCCGAGGTGATCTGCGTAGTTGTGGAAGCGTACCAGGTAAGATTCAGTTGTCCGTCCCAGTCAAACCAGGCGCAAGTTCCGGTCAACTCCGTGATCCACTGGAGTACTTGAAGGCAGGTTAGGTTTTCCATCTCCGGAGCGGCTGGAATGTTATAGGAATAGTTGGTTAAGCTGGACGCAACGGTGCGCAGGGTAATGCCTACTTGGGAGCACATTGTGCTCAACAGGGTGGATATTGTTCTGGGGAATGCTTGTGGCTGAAACGGCCGGTGGAATCGTGCCATGTAATCCAGCGCTATCAGCGTGATAGTCGTAAGCTTGCGCGGCGGTGTATCTACGATGAAGACGCCCAGCGGAACACGTTGGACGGGAGACACAGGAACGAGAGCATAGGGCCGCAGCACGGCACCCTCAAACCGTGTATTCGCAAACAGGGCGCCGTCAGTGAATTTCCCCTGATTTTCGAAGTTGTCCAGGACGATGGTCAGTTCCGCCGAACAGGTAGAGCCAATGTCAATACGCTCTCCTACGGATGTGTAGCGGTCTACATTCAGGTTTATGATGTTGGCGTCCGTGATGATTTTTTGCCCGGCAACATCCAGTAGTTCAGCCGTAACCTCTATATCGCAGCGGCCGCCCGCTTTCAGGTAATCCAGCGCTGCCGGTGATATACTGTACATCGCTATTTCCCCCTGCGCTTAATGATTCGAAAGCTGACACTCTCCCAGAGGTTTAATGTGCTATTATACATGGGAGCGGTACGGTTACCGACGTAGAACTCCGCTGTTACAAAATCCCCAGCCATCGGGTCGAGATAGGTGACATTGAAATATTCCGGGTTGAATGCCTTTAATATCGTACTGACTTCCGCCAGGGTGAGGCCTGCCCATCTCAGAGAAAGTGCCACAACCTGCCCAATGCGCTTTTTCTGCATCGTCACGTCCTCGGTGCGGCCCGCGTCCGGTGCGCTCACGTCTTCCAGCTCCCATACATAGCCACCCGGAGAGGATGGATACGCTATTGTCGCTCCGCCCACACTGCGGATTGGGTTGTCTCCCGGTGTAAACGGCATGGGATCACGTCCTTTCTGGGCATAAAGAAAGCGCCTGCAAAAACAGGCGCCGTATTGACAGCGTTTGCTATACTATGCTAAAGTATAGCCGTGTGGCATTGCCTATGCGGTAGGCGGTTGCAATCCTGCCCCCGAAAGGGGGTGACGCCATGGAATACATAATTGCGTTAATCGTGATTTTAGTCTTAATCGACTGTATCCACAATGGCCGAAAAGGAAAGTAGCCGCCCACACTTCCAACTGTAGCGGCTACTTTTCGTAGACCTTAGTGGGGGCGTAACCGCTTACACGGCAATGCCACCATCTTTATTATACGTGCACCCGCTTAGGTTGTCAAGCCTGGATTTTACGCAGACACTCTACCGTCGCGCATAGCTTTCCTGCTCATCGCACCCTGAGCCTCGCTGGCGCTGTAGATTACGCTGGAATCTTTAGCAAGTATCCCTTCCAGAAGTCTGACAGCCTGCCGCAAAATCTGATTCTGCTCCGCATTTGCCTCATAAACGCCCTTGGAAACGCTGTCTACGATCTGGTCGTTGTTCATAACGGCGTTTCGGCTACCGATACTGCCTACTAGCTCTGGCCCGGCCTCACGGGCTATGAACATCTGGCCCGCTGCCGGGAAACCGCCTTCGGCCAGGGTGGGGATTTTCGGGATGTTGAACAGCTGATACTTCCCGCCGTTTACCTTTACACCAAGCGCGTTCAGGATAGTTGACAGGGTGGAGCTGACAGATATACTGAGTTTATCATTTATCTTCCCAATCATATTGTTGATCAACCCTATCACACCGTTCAGCGGGTCCTTGAATGCGTCTGTCAATTTTTGCTTGAGCGTCGAAAGGCCGGTACCGATGCCTGATACGATTCCGGAACCAAGGCTTTTTGCGCTTTCAACCAACGTGTTCTTGTAGCCAACGAGCTTGTCCTTGAATTCGGTAAACTTCTCTGAAACTTTTGCCCAGATGTTGGAAAGTCCGAGCTTCAATCCAGCAATCAAGTCTTCACCGAACTCCGCTATTTTGGTGGACGGGCTGTGGATGCCAAACGCGTTTTTGAAACCTTCCTTGAATGGTTTCCACATATGCTCTATTATCCAGTCACCAATGCCCAGAATAGCGTCCGCGATGCCCATGCATATGCCGCTGATGACGCCTCCACCAAGCTCTTTCGACTCAGCAATTTTATCATTGAAATATTTCTTTATAGAAGTCCATGCATCGGAAATGAACGTCCAAAGCACTCGTACCGCGGCGCCCAGAGCCGCACCGAACAACCGCCACATCTTGGAGGCAATTCCGCCCCAGTCGTACCCTTTGAAAAAGTCGAGAATCTTCTGGCCGACTTGACCCCAGTCGATTTCTTCTACGGCGCCAATGGCAAAGTCCAAGAGGGATTTAAAAGCGTCGGAAAGCAGTTTCCCCAGCTTTTTTGTGTCAAGATTTTTTAGGAAATTATTTATGCCATCCGATAACTTGGAGCCAATCTTGTGCCAGTCCACGGTTTCAAGAAAACTGCTGAGGGCCTCAATTCCACCGGTTATCCACTTCCCGAATTTCTCCCCTAAGTCGGATAAGTCAATGGAATCCACAAGTTTATTTACCTTTTCTCCCAGAGCTTTTCCGATTCCGGCCCAGTCGCCTTTTTCGATTGCCGCCTTAATGTCGTCAATCCAGCTTGCGGCATCAGCGCTTAGCTTTACCTCCTCAAACATGGATGAGAAGTTCGGCCCGCTGGTTTCGGAGGAGCTGTTGTCGGACATAGGATTGATTTCATCTATCCCGAGAATGGATTTTTTCAGGTCTTTGTTCGCTTTTGTCGCAGAATCAGCGGCCTCCGCGAATTCCTTTGGCACCTTTACGGCCTTTGTCCAGGTGTTGGCTCCAGTCAGCTTTGCCATTACTTGATTGAAGGTATCTACAAGGGAAATCAGCTTTTCAGTAACAAAATCAATGGCGGGGGCAAGAATATTGATGAGTGGCACCGCCGCCGCGCCCACACTGTTTTTAAAGTAGAGGGCGTTGGTAGCTACTTTGTCCAAGGATGTTGCTAAGGGCCCGCCAGTGGCCTTGCTGTACTGGTAGGCATTGTTTACGCCCTCTTTCAATGCGTCGGATACCGCCTTTATAGCGGCACGTATGACGCGATACACAATGATGCCCTTTAGGAGGTTAAACAGCTTACTCATACCTTTTGTGCTGTTTTTTACGCTGTTCGTAAGGTTGGTGAAAGGTTTTACGGCAGACTTTAAAAGCCCGACGCCAATTTTTTTGATACCCGCTTTTGCAGCCTCGCCCATGTTTTTCACTTTTTGCTTCAACGCGTCGACAGCAGACCCGGCGCTTTTTGCGGAGGAGACTAAGCTGGTAATCGCAATGCCTTCGGCTTCGTTGGTTTTGGCCTTGAGCTCACTCAATTCGGCATTAAGTCGTTTTACTGCATCCGTGGCCGCCTGGTACTTACTCGGGTTTACGTCCTTCTCCATGGAAATGTAGGAGCCGTCCGCCTCCATCTGTTTTTTTCTTGCAACAAAAGCGGATAACTTTTTATCCGCCGCGTCAATATCATATTGCAGGTTTTTCCACGCGGCGCTTTTTTTGCTGGTGTCGAGCGCCTTCAGCTTCTTATCACGCTCTAAAAGGGTGTCTATCTTTTTTTGATAGGCAGTGATGTCGTCGTACAGCTTCTTGTACTCAGGGTTATATACTTCCTGGGTTTTCAGCCGTTCCACTTCCGCCGTTGCCGCAGAAAGGCTTTTCTTCATCCGCTCTATGGAAGCCGTGGAGGACTTGATGGATTTTATGGCTGCTGCGTAGGTAGAGCTCCCCTTTGCACCTGCATTCATTTCAGAGCGCAGACCAGATACGTGCTTTTTCGCCTTATCGATTTCAGCCGTAGCCTTCGCGAGCTGCGCCCTCGTACCCTGCATCGCCGTCAGGAATTTTTTATTGTTCGCCGATATAACGACTTTCAACTCTTCAACTGTCATGCCTACCTATCCCCCTTTTGGCCGCTATGTAGTCCGCCATGCGATTCCGCATTATGCCCCAGTCCGCTTGCTGCGCGCTGTCATCATCAAATAGCCCCGGAAAGGCCTCACGAGCTGTAGGGAATTGGTTTTTGCTGTTTATGTATCTGCCGACGGACGCGCCGGTGATAGACGCAACACAATATCCAACAGCGGCTTGATTCCTCAGCATGCGCCGCTCCCTGTCCGAATATGCCTGAATCATTGCCTGGATTTCGCCCAATGTGTAGTCCCAGTATGCTCTTGCGTCTATTCCTGCAATGACTGCGTCGGGAAGCAAACGGTCAAACAGCTCCGTGAACGTCTTTGGGGGTTCTACTGAGCCCCCAATTCCGCGTTTTTTTCAGTCGCTTCCTCTGTCTTACTCTTCGGAATAATACCGCTGTCCGAAAGGACGGTCACAAGAAGCGCAATCGCGTCCGGGAACGTGTTGCCGTCCTCGATGTATTGGTCATATATCTCATAGGCGCGTTCCGTGGTAATTTTGTGCTCCAGCGGCTGCAGCGCGGCATGGAGCAGGGCAATCACAACGGTGAACTCCGGAACTTTGTCCTCCCCTGCCAGAAACCTATTCAACGGGTTATCCCCGAACTGTTTCTCCAGCGCAACCAGTGAGGATGCGGTTAAGCGCAGCTTGTATTCGCTGCCTCCAACCTGAAATGGTGTATAAAGCATATGCATTCTCCTTTATGTTGCCGGTATGATGTCCTCGATATCGCTCGTAGGCGTGATATTTACCGAGAACTGCCTCGCTTCTCCGATGCCCTTACCTATAAAGCTCACGGTCAGCTTACCGGACCAAGTAAAACCGGAGCCGTCCGGGAAGAGGATGGAGAAATATTTGATGCTTCCGGAGGCCTCCGCCAGTCGGAATTTGTTGTACGGGCTCCCAGTCGCGGAGGTGCGGTGCAGGAAGTTGAACACCATGTCTCCGGGGTCCTTGAGTCCGGGCTCGTACTTCCGTTCCGTGTCCTTCATGGTGGTTACATCGATCCTGTCAGGCATTCCCATCAGATCGGGAAAATCCTGCAAATCGGGTATTTCGGTAAGTGTGCTCGATGTATCCCCCATCTTGAATACAGTGACCATTGTGGTAGAATTGTCCATTATCTATTGCTCCTTTATTTTTTGAAATATTCTCCTGTTTTGTTATCATGCGCGCCGCTGTACAGCAGCACAGACCGGCGTAACAGGGTTTCATCGTTGCGAGGTTCCGCAAAGTGGCTTAACCCGCTGCGGGAAATTCCAATTGACTGCATAGCCGTGTCGACTTCCAAATCCAAAGCATTCCGACGTTCCGGTGTATCACACCAGGTCTGAATCTGCACGGCGATGTTAGACACGCTGTCCACCGCGTCGGTCGTCGTGATCTTTACAGAATTATCCATTTGTGTCACACAGCCAAGTCCGTCCACGACCTTCTTGAAACTCTGCGGATACCCCACAGACCACTTGACGCCGGGCACTTTTTCTTTCAGTAGGTCCATTACGACCTGTTCCATGTCAATCATTTATTTGCGGACCTCCCTTGTATCGCGTCTTGCACGGTTTGTCTGTAGATTTCCTGGATGTTGTCCCGGTTGTCAGCCAGAGCCGGGTACAGGAACGGGCGGGCCGGGTAGCCTTCCAGGGTACGGAATCCGACACCCTCGATATGGGCAACCCAAGGCTCCATGGTGTAGTGCAAATCGTCCCGGTATTCGTAGGTTCCCTCACCCTTAGGGCCTGTTCCGAACTCCACGTAAGCCCAGTGGTCTGAGTTTGTGCCGACTATTCCGGTACATCCCTGTGCCTCAACCTCTGTGCGCCGCTCAATGCTCACCCGAAGGTTGCCTGTATCAACCGGGCACAATAGTTTCGCCGTGCCCTGCACAAGCTGTGTGGATTTCTGGGTGCCTTTCAGCAGCGCCATGTTGGCATCACCGCCCATGCGGTCCAGCTTTTTCAGCAGCGCGTCCAGTCCCTGCATATCAATCTCCATCATCCACCGCCTTGAGCAGGTACGCTGTGTAGGCATCTGTAGGCTGTGTGCCGACAATGCGATAAAAGACGCTTCTATATTTCAGGAAGTCGCCCTCTTTCGCGTCAAAAGGAAAGCTTGTCTTCACGATGGCGTCCCGGTTGACTACCAGCCCGTATTCCTGCGCCTGTAATGCGTCTGTCAGCACTCGGAAGTTGACGTTGTACACGCCCTGCAACACACCCGGTGTTACTGTTTCAGTCCCAAGAACACCGACAGAAACAGCAGGCAGATGGTGAGAGACTTGCCTGTCCTGAAACACCTCTGCCTGCTGCTTTTTAAATTGTTCCGGTATCTTCATTCCCGCCACACCTTCCTGTACTGGTTCAGCAGGGCGGATTCGCTCTGAGTGAATCCGGTGGACAGTATCGCTTCTCCGCCGCTGGAGCGGTAGCTGATGGATTGATCCTTATCGGTGATTGAGGACACCTCCTGGGGTGATTCCGCGCTGCCTGGGCTCTGTCGGCGGAAGCGGTCACAGGCAATGGACACTACCACGTTGCGCAAGTCTGGGTGCAGTTCTCGAAGCCTGCAATACCGTATCACCGCAGCGGCGTTCTGGTTCAGGTAGAACTGTAGAACTGTCCTGTCCGCAGAGCCGCCAAGCAGGCGCTGCGCCATATCCACCATAGCCGGGGTTACGTCTCGTTCCTGCTTCATGGCATTATCCCTGCGTGATAATGCGGGCGATGGCGATATCCTTGTGCGGGAAGTAACTCTTCGTGCTCTCGTTGGAGTTGGCCAGCGTCCAGTTGGCACCAGCCTCGATCTGTGTATTCGTGGGAGAAATCACGCCGGCTGGAAGGCTATAACTGATACCACGCGGCGCGAAGATTTTCCGCTGCCTGGAATAAAGGGTAGTTTCTCCGCCGTTCTTCGCCGGGTCGCGATCCATTTCGTAGGGCACTTTCGCGCCGCAGTTGGTGTATTCGATCGCGCCCTCGCCCAGCACGTAGGTTGTGTACTTGGTCACAGGGACTGTGTCAGTTGTTACTTCCACGGGCATTCCGTCGTCCACCAGCACAAGGCGGCCGTTCAGGGTGCCCAAGGTCAGGTCGCGCTGGATACCGTTGGCGTCGGTGTACTTCAGGCGCTCCATAAGGTTCAGGTTTTCCAAGTTCGTCGCCACCGCCGAATGCATGATCGCCAAGGCGAACTTGCCCTTGTTGTCGCCCAGGGCCTGCTGCATGGCGGTATTCAGGGTCGTTGCGTCAAAGGTCGGCGTCGTAGCGGCTGTAATGTCATAGGTGTGCCCGTTGACAAACGCCAGGTTAGCCGCGCCCGTCATGGAGAAGATTCCTTTCATGGTAGAGAGCAGCAGCGCGGTGTCGATGTCGTCCCAGTACTCGGCCACCTGTCTGCCCACCTGATCCATAAAATCCACTCCGCCGGTGATGTCGAAAGAAAAATCCCTCTCTACCCAGCCCTTTGCGCGGCCGATTACGATGCGGGACTGCGTGTAGGTGTTCATGGACGTAGCCGTGATGTCGGTGCTTCCGTCGTAGTTGACCGGTGCGCCGCCGATTCTGCCGAAGATGGGTGTTGTGGCGTAGTTGCCGCCGGTCTGGTCGGAAAACATGGTAGCAATCTGCTGATTGCTCACAATTGCCCTGGATTTCAACAGCTCGTTGCGGTTCAGATTCGGGATGGTATCCACATACCGTCCGAATACCTCCGGGTTAAAGTTTTTTGCGTCAAAAAGTGCCATGAATAATTCGCTCCTTTTTTATTAGATTTGTGCGCCGGGGTTGTTCTTCAGGAAATCCATCGTCTCCGAATAGGTCATTTTTGAGGTATCCACAGGCGCGATCCCCCTGCTGCCCGGATTGCCATTGCCTTCCCTATAAGTTTCTGTGATCTCAAACAGGTACGGGTCGGATTTTTGCAGCGTTTTCAGGTCAAGGCCTGCGACACTACCGTCCTCCTGGAGAGACATCTTGTCAACGGGCAACAGTGCCTTGATTGCTATTGCATTTTTACCCTTCGCGCCCAGAATAGCGGCATTTAAGGCAGCGTCCATCCGCAGCGCGGCCAGTTCGGAGGCGTGTTTCTCTGCAGCGGCCTTGTTTTCACCCTGAAGCCTATCAATTTCCGCCTGCAGGCCTTTTTCGTCCACACCTTTCAGCGCGTCCAACTGCGTGTCTCGCTCTTCGAGTTGCTTCTTCAGCCCGGAAACTTCGTTTTCGAGAGTGTTATACTTCTCTTTGCCGACATACGCGCCGTCCGCGAGATTGGCGAGTTTGATAGTCTTGCTGCCACTCAGCTTTTCCTCCAGCTGCTCAAGGGTGAGCGCCTGCCCGTCAAACAATGGTTTCAAATACTCCATGGTGTCCTATGTCCTTTCCATTCGCGATTTAATTTCTATATGCGCAGCCACTCTGCGCCGGAACGCCCCGGCATTTTAAGCCCGGCCAGGTGAAGGGCAGATTGTATGATAAAACCACCCCGTAGGATGGTTTTGTCAGTGATATTATGCAACTTTCAAATGCCCGGCGTCATGTCCTTGATCCCCTTTAACAGCTTAGCCACCTTTTGCATCACACTGTTTTCAGATAGATACTCCAAGCCTTTCAGGGTAATAACCGGGGCTATTGGTTCTGTAAGGTGCCGCTTGTCATCCGAAAAACTTTGTGTGCATATAATGCCCTTTATATATCCGCTATCCTGCAACATGATGAGCAGTTGTTCCCAGCGCCCCCGTGTGACCCCCAGACGGGACGGGGAAATCGCCTCTATGTCCGTATGTTCGCAGTCCAGCGACGCCTCCAGGTGTTTTAATATGCGGTATATGATTTTGAAGTTGTCCATATCTAACCTCTTTCTCGTGCGATAAGACGCTGGATTTATTGGGTTAATAATTATAAAGCGGTATGGCAAAGCCGCCTGCAAAAACAGACGGCTTTACTTTACAAATCACGAAAGGGGGCAATTGGCAGGCGTCCCGGTCTCCTGCATCTCTCGGGTTTCCCCTGTCAGTACCATCGGCGTGTGGTCCCTACGAAATCTACCACCTCAACCGCCCTTACCCTTATCGTGGTTTACTTTTGTAACAGTCAAGCCATAGACGCTGCGCGCCCGTTTCTCCTACGCTCCCATTCGTCACGCACGGCAAAATCAAATGCCCCACCAAAGCCAGATTTAATGACTTCAAGAATATCCTCGTAAGGAATTCTGTCATCAAAATCAGCTAGCTTGTCATCAGGGAAACGAATTTTAGAAAAATCGTATGCCATATTAAAGAACTCCTTTCTCATAAATAAAGCCAAACCCTTCTGCGTTTGCCTCTAGCCATCTGTCTACAAGTTCCCCCTGTAAGTCATACAGCCAGTCAGGGTGAGTGTTTGCATAATCTTTTGGATAGATATCTTGCTCAATACGCTCCCGCAACAGCTGAATCGCCTGTGGAGCGGTGCCTACCTTTTCCGCTTGCATAGTTTTACCGATTCCACTATGCGCTTCTTCCGACTGTTGTTTCAAGCTGTAGTATGTCCCTTTCGGGGTGCAAACTCTTACTTCGTACAACCTGGCGTTCGCAAATGAAACGATATCTTGCGTTGTGAACGTCCGGCCTCCAGGATGGTTATGAGTGAAAATCTTTCCAACCCAATCGCCTTCATTTTCAGGATGTGCGGAAACCGCATGTTTGGTTCCTTCAAATCTCGCGGTTACTATTCCCGATTTATCACAGAGAACCCCAACCTCATGGCCTAAGGAGAAAATGACGCGTTCAGCGTCTTGAATTGTTGCGCCGGGGACAACTATTTCAGAATATTTTGAATTCATTTTTACAATCCCAGACACGACATTATCACCATCCGGGTCTATTGTACCCTCTCCCATCTTGATTGTCAAGTTGTTTTCCACGCCTCCATCGCGCCACTGCTCCCAAGTGGTATCCGCCGGAACAAGCTTTTCCTCCCCGGTTACGGGGTCACGCGCGCGGCGCTTCAGGTTTTTCAGCAGCTTCGCGTCAACATCCGGCGCCGTGGTGCAGCGGTCGTTCGGGTGCATGGGCGGGAAATTGACGCCTGTCTCAGCCTCGTCAACGGGAAAGGTCTTGCCGTCCAGCCTCCCACAGACATCACAGGTACGGCTATCCAGCGTGGCGATGTAGCGGTAACGCTCCACACCTTCGGCCTTGTCCACCTCCAGTTCCGCCGCGTTATAGGCGTGGTTGGCCTCCGTGCGGATCAACCGAGCGGCGGCATATCGGCTGCCTCCGGTGGCGTCCATCAGTTCCCGTGTCATGCGGGCGACGCTCATGCCGGAGGTCAGGCCCTTGGACAGTATCCCGTATATCGTATCCGCAACCTGCTGTGTATCTGCCCATACGCGAGCGCTGAAATGCGTCCCCATATATGGCCTGCGGACAAGGCCCTGGATCACTCGCTCAGGCAGCACGGAAAAATCAAAAGCGTATCCGGTTCCAACCTGCATATCATAGATGCTGCGGTAGTAGGTATCTGGAATTACTTTGCGCAAGGTGTCGTCAATCGCCCGTGTCTGAGCATCCGCGACTTTGGCCATCTCCGCGCGAATGCGTTCCCGCAAAGCGTCCACTCTTCCGATGCGGGCGCCGTAGGCCTGCGCGTGGAGGCGATTTAACGCTTTCCGGCGCACGTCCGGGTCGGCAATGGCGCTTAATTCCGCTCGCAGTGTCCGCAGAATATCCGCGCTCTCCCGTGTGCTCAGCAGCTGTTTTGCCTCTGCTTCGGTCAAGCCGCCAGTGGAAGCGTATCTGTCAAAGATTTTCTTGGCGTCTGCGACTATCTGCTGTTCCGCGCGGGTGTAGGCATTGAAAACCTTTTTCCGCAGGGCCTCGTCAGCTAGGTTACGGGCGTACTGTTCACGGTCAAGAGATCGCTTCTCCCAATATGCCGCGCTCCTCATGCTTCGCTTCCATAAGGCACATCGCTATTCAGAAAGGCGTCGCGCTGCCGCTTAGCCTCTGCCGCCCTCTGAGATTGCATTTCGTCCATCGCCTGTGCAACATCATCCACGAAAGGCAGGAGACTGTAAAGAATCGTATCCGGTAGAAAACCCTGCAGCAGAGACACCATTTGTGCCATCTCCATCACGCTAGTGATGACGGACTTATTGACGTCGAAGCGCACCAGCGTACTGTCATACTGCGTACCGTTCCTGCGGTTGATGTCCTCTGTAAGGTACCAGAAAAATTCTTTCATAGACAGATTCAGTTTAGAAATCAGCATATCCGCTTTCTGATCCAACAGCGTATATTGAAATTTCAAGCTCACACCGGACGGCGCGTTGCCGAACTTGTCTGCGTCGGTATCCACTGCCATCCCCAAGTGGTAGATATCTTTGCGCAGCATACCGAGCCAGGCAATGCGGTCTTGCACACTCAGCGTCACCTGTTCCGCCTGCACCTTGCCCTGCGGGTCGGAAACCTCCACCGCCTTGTTATATTTCAGCCGCTGCTGAACCGCTTTTACGGTCTCCCCGCCGAAGCCCTGGATAATCCAGTACAGTTCTACTAAGTCGATCTGATTGTTGGTTGAGGCGCTGGAAATCAGGTTATAGGCGTCCTGCAGGCTTTTTATGCGCTCCAGGTCTCCCATGTGGGTACTGTTATTAAACAGCGGGATGAACGGTACCCTGCCCCAGCTCTGCGCCTCCCTGCGACGCTCTGCCCCATCTGTGATAGTTGTATCTATCCAGTGACCGGCAGGATTCGGCTTATACGACATATCAAGAACGAATTCCCCGTTATCGGTCTCTTCGAAGTAGGTAACGTCCCGTTCAGTCCACCACTCCACTTTTTTAAGCAACTTCTGCCATCCGTTTTTCACCATGGCAATACTGTAGTACCGAATCAATTCTACCAGCTGCGTCTGGTGCTCAGTGTCGTAGAACGGTATAACCTCCACAGCAGGAACCAAGGCATAGCGCAGGGCTTTGGCCCTATCGTAGAACATATGTAACCAGGCCTGCCCTCCGTTTGTGGAATTGGTAATATATTCATGAATGGTATCGGTAAACAGCTCGTCCGAACTGACAGCGGTAATATCTGTCTCGAAGTCTAAAAGTTTCTCATTTTCTTCAGGCGCTCCTGTGTCTGCGTTCTTGCTCCGCGCGCCCTCTACAGAAACACTCGGCGGTCGTCCGGCTATATACGCGGTTTTCTGGTCTACCTGCAAGCCGTAGAAATTGTGGATGTTATGATGGTTGGAGTTGTTCTCATTTTTGATTTCGCGCTTTTTGTTGTCGTCGTCGTAATAGTATCCCTTTTGGAAATCGTGTCCCAGGATATCGTGCTCGCCGCGGTAGTAGGCCTCACCCTGGCGCATCTTAGTTTTTGCTGGGTTGGCGTCGTCGTCCTTCAGGATTTCCTTAATCATGTCACTGACAGACAAGCGACCTTCTATAGCCATCTTCTGCCGGAACAAATCCATATTCGTGATTTCCATTATCGCACCCTCACATTGATTTGGTCGTCCTCCGTGGCGTAGCGGACGCCGTCTATACAGTGATTGTCCCTGTCCGGGTATTCCGCCTTGAAGTTTCCATTTTTGTCTATATCCAGCTCGTAGCCTAGGAATTCGCGGGCCGTGTTGGGGCAGCGCTCATCGTCAATGACGATCTCCTCCAGGTTGCAGAGCCATTCGACTCCGTATTTTACGCTGTCCGGGCCTTTGCGGGCCGGAATCACGCGCAGCCCGTGTTCGTTGTTCATCTCCGCTATAGACTTCGGCTCGGCGCTGTCCGCGCGGATTATACCGTCGTCCCCGCCGATATCCCGGATACGGCGCGCGGCCTCCCGGTTGCTCATACCGGCGGCATAAATCTCCCGGAATATATACAGCCTACGGCGGGTCTTGTCGTGGTGGCACTTGACGTAGGCGAACGGGTCAACGGCATAGCCCCAGTCCAGACCGCGGCGGATACGATCAAAGTCGCCGACCTCAGCGTCCGTGATTTTACGCAGGGTAACATTGCGGAACACCTCGCCGCCAGTACCGGTGACCTCTCCCAGGTATTCATGGGCGTAGCGTTCCGGCTGAACCTGCTCCAGGTGTCCGGCCTCCAGTAAAAAAGCCCCACCAAGCCACGCAGGGGGGACTTCTTTGTAGGTGCTGTGATGGACTATGCGGTCAGGGTAGCTGACGCGAACTTCTTCGTTCACCCAGTTCCGCTGAGACTGCGGCGGGTTGTAGCTGTAGAATACACTGAACTTCTCGCCGCCGCGCATCAAGGACTGCAAGACATTGCGGGTTTCCTCCATGCCATGAAATTGGTTCCATTCCTCAAACCAGATGTATCTAAAGTAGCCGAAGGGAGGCTTGATGGATTTCAGCTTTGCCGGTTCATCCGCGCCTCGGAATATGACGGTCTGTCCCGTAGGGATGTAAACCAGTTTTAGCGGCGACACCATTGCACGGAAATACTGTTGCAGGCCAAGAATATCCACGGCCCATAGCATTTGCATATATACAGAATCCCGCAGTGTGTTTTCCACCTTACGCATGACAACCGCGTGGGCTGATGGAGATCGTATCAGTCCCAGAAGCAACTCAATTGACACGAAAGAACTCTTCGCTGAACCGCGCCCACCCTTTAACACATAGTGTGTATATCTCTCGTCCCGCACATCATCATGCAAAGCCCAAAATGCCGGCGCAATGCAATTACTCAGTTTCATGGGATCGCCGCCGTCCTATGTCGTCAACAATTACAGGAATATTCCCTGACACTTCCAGCCTCGTGTTCTCACGAAAAAATTCTCCCCCATACACTTTAAGCGCATAGATAATCGCCGCTGTATCTCCGGCGGAGATGCGGGTCATCAGTGCCCCCTGCGCGTTTGCCACAACTCCCTGTCGCCCTTTTTTTAAGGCGGAACTAACGGAAGTATGGCGGTTTTTCAGGGTACGCAGCTGCCGCCCAGAAACATCGAATTCCGCGCCAATTTCATCCATTGTTTTGCCCTGCATGGAGAGTGACGTCAGAATCGCAAGGTTGTTTTTATCCTCCCCTTCGGCCTGCCACCGCTCAAATAAATCTAATCGCTTCTCGCCCATCACCACCACCCCCAAATGTGATATAATAAAACCGCCCGGTGGACGGCTACATAGCTATTTTCCTATCTACAAAATCAAAGAACGAATCCAGCAGCTCCTGCGTCGTTACGTCCCGCACGGGAGGACGCCACCTGCATTCACTGCTCAGATAGATTTCACGCACCTTGCATTGCCCTATCGGAACGCTTTCTCCTGTGTCGTGAACATAATGCTCTATAATAGCCGCAACTGCCTGTTTTCTGCACCCGAAGTCCTGTATCATGCGCTCCAGGCAGAGGCGCTGTCCATACTTTACCTCAGTATCTGCGTACTTGATTTCCAAGACTGCATACGCTTTCCCGTGGTATTCTATTACCCCGTCAATATCAGTCGGCGTTGTGTTTCCCCAACGCAAATCCCGGAAGTCGTTTATCTGCTGCTTACGGGCGACGTTCTCAATTACACCTCTCGTAAATACGCCCCCCATCCAAATGAGCTAAACGCCATCATAAAGAAGCCAGGATTGCGGCCCAGATAAAGCACTGCTTGCCCTTGTAGTGGAGCCCCTGTTTTTCCATCTGGCATATAAAATCTTACCCTACTCTTTGGAAATATTACAGCGGAGGCTACGGACACAAGCTCATTGAACCAAACTGTCTCCGTGGCGTTGTTTACAAGCACGATTGCCTCGTCTACGCCTCCATGTTGGTAATGCATTGATAGCTTATCGACGAATCGCGGTATGAGATCGGCAGCATACGGAGGATTCATCCATACGCGCCCGTGCCAATCCTTTGACAACCCATCGTCCTCTGCGGTGTAATACGTTTTAGCGCCGACTACCTTGTTAGCCACATCGCTGCTGGCCGGGTCTAAATCGATGTCACCCATCACAGACCGCGCAGCGTCGATGTACTCCTGCGGAGTGTACCACTCGTCGTTACCGCTGTTATTTGCGACATGGGGTTTTGTTACAGCCTCCATGACAGCTGTTTTCGTCAGTTCGCCGGATTCCCGCTTTTCAGCGATGATTTCTGCAAACCGTTCCTCTGGGACAGCGGCCAGCTTTTCGGCTTCGTTGGCGCGGCGGATATCAATACCGGCGGCGGCAAGAGTTTCAGTTTTTGATTTAATACCGGGCTCCGGTAGTAATTCGGTTACTTTCCGGCCAGGGGATTCCTTCTCCATTTCGTGGCTAATAACCCCCATCTGCCGCGTAGCGTAAAGAGCATACTCGGCCACATCATCTTGTATTTCCGTGCTTAGCCGTTGTGCCCTGGCATAATTCCTCAGTGCCTCACTCTGGTCGACGATACGTTTGATTTCGTCAAGTTCCTTAACTTCCTGTACCGCCAATTTCGCGGACTGCAATTTGCTGATGGTTGCCAACTCGTTCATACTTCTAACCCTTTCAAATTTAGTCCAACCCGTTTATGGGCATAAGAAAAGGACAGGTGGGTTAGAAACCTGTCCTTACGGTTGTACAGACCGCCTTATGCCGCTATATCCGCCAGGGCGGCAATAGCTAATTAAATGGCCCCGCGTGGTACGCATCGTGGAGAGGCGTGCGGGGCTCTGTTAAATGCGAATAACCGCCTCGCAATCCAGACGAAGCGATTATCCTGTGGAAATAAAAGAAGGAATGAAAAAGGGGAGTTTCCTTGTTGGAAAAATCCACGGTAACATAATATCACGGAATTTACGGACATTTACGGACGCAAATCATAACTTTTTATAATATAATTATAAACAATTTATAACGTATCTGTAATATCTCTTCCAAATCGCTTCTTTGCTCATCGTCCCATCCCCAACATGCGGCGGAATCCGCGCCCAGTCCATGCAGTCTATCAGGTACAGAGCAAATATCTGCCTGGTAATGCTGTCCGGAATAGCGGAGATATACTCATCCAGCGCTTTGCGCTTCTCGTAAAGGGCCCCCAACTTATCCGATTCCATAAGCGAAAGGGCTACGTAATGCCCTACAGGATCGGACATCTTCGAGCCACCTCCGACCGTAGAAAATATATTATTCACCCCTTCCGTTTTGGAGAGGTAGTAATAAACACGTTCTCCAATCCGCTTTATCTCCATGCTGATTCCCCGGAGTTCGCGCAGTTCCTGGAATGTCATGCTGACCCTCCTTCATGCACCGTGTGGCGTAGTTGGCTCGGATGTATTGCTTGTTCTGCTCTGTCATGAGATTCAATCCTTCCCCGGCGGCTTCGGAAGCGGCTGCCAGTGGGTGACGTCGTCTTGCTCTAGGCTGCAACTACAGAGCTGATAATCGCCATCATATCTGAGCAAGCCAGCCTCCACGCCTTCTTCGCAGGAGTACAGCAATACTTTTTCATTTTCCTCTGGCAACCTGTTGCTCACACTGATCCACCCGCCCGGATCGGGGCGGCTTTCTTGTAACACTCTAATAGCATAGTCAATTGCAGCTGCCCCAATGCTATCTGCTGGCTCCGTGCAAAGCTTGTTGATTTTTTCGTTCCGATCGCGCTCGTGAATCCTAACAGATTCCAGCACACCTATAACTTCCGCATTGTTTTTAAAATGCATCTCAATCCCTCCCTTCCCATTCCTCGCAGGTGTTCCCATACTCCGTCCAGTCCGCGCAGTAGTCGCTTTTGTTGTTGCAGCATACCCAGTCGTCTCCATCGTTCTTGTGCCACCGGCAGGTGCCGCATACTTGCTCAGTCATCCCATCCCATCTCCATAATCAATTTGCAGTTTTCACAGATCATAAAATCGACTTGTCCTACTTTTTGCGGAAAGAGGGCTTTTGCGTCTTTTCCGCACATTCCGCATTCTCCGCTTTTGTTTGTATTTCCCAGTTCTGCAGGTTCTGGTTCTTGGCATAGGAGATCGTACACTTCTTTGCACGGCGTAAATCTCCCGCACTGATTACACTGAACGCATATCATTCCATAAGAATCCGGGTTTTTACAATTTTTCAGTGGGGCATAATCCATAAATACTTGCAGCTCGCTCATTCCGTTTCCACCTCCAGCAATTCCGGGTTGTCGTAGATGTTTCCTATAATTTCCGAAATCAGGTGATTTATCGGAAACATCCCGTTACCTGTCCTTCCGCTTGAAAATCTAAACTGATACCTATCCCAGTCTACGAAGTACTTATGCGTACTAGATAGATCGCTATATTGGCAGATATCCCCCTCAAAAATAAGCGTCCCATTTTTGTCCCGCAACCCGGTGCACTGGCCGATCGTGGCGGGGTCAATCGCTTCGTAGCACCATAGTTTCCCATCGTACCCATACTTATAATCATTTTCCACGGCTATGTACCAACTTTTTCCGATGTAGCCTGGGTATGTGGGCGGGCAAAGAAATCCATGAATCCATCCGCTGTCTGGGCTCTTCCCGCGAAATAAGTATCTGTCGTTCATTCGTCGTCGTCCTCCTTGATAAATTTCAGCGGACAGAAAGGAGCGCGAATATGAATATATTCATCTACTCCTAGTACATTGTTAAGCCTAATAGTTTCATAAATGCAGAAAGTATGATATACTCATATAGGGGTGTATCAAATGCCAAAGAAAAAATATGAAGTAAATCTAACCGAGGAAGAGCAGAAGAAA